TGGAGGATGATTTCTGGCGACGAGGATTGATTAACAGACCTATGCAGATGGGTGTCTTTCACAGTACAAAGGCATCTAGGGCTATAAAGGTTAACAGGTCTGTAACAGCAGCGTTTCGTGTCTATGGTGATGATGCCGGTGCTGTTATCTGGGGTACAGGTAGTGTACCTGACATTAAGGGTATGCAGTCAAGATACCTATTAACGAAAGATAACACTGGTGGACACATCAGAGCCTTCGGTCTCATGGGACAGTTGAAGGGCTATGATGCAAAGTGGAATACAGAGCAGGTAGGTGCAGTCTATGGCCGACTGGAGCTCGTGAGAAGTAGCAGCACAATGACTCTTGGTGGCTATGGTATAAGTGCAAGTGGTGCATTTACTGTTGCTACAAGTGGGGCGATTACAGTTAATACGAACCATGTGTTGGCTGGTGTGCTTGCACTTGCTGACTTTCGTGCAACATTAACACAGACTGGAAAGACAGCTGCTTTCGTGGCAGCGAAGTACGACACTACGAACTGGTCTGATGCTACGGCAAGAACAACCTGGGGCTATGGAATTTATATGCCTGCAGGGTCAGTTGGACTTGTTGGATTGTTTGGCGCAAGTGGTTCACCGATAGTGAACTCCACAGCCAGTGCAAACTTTATTGAGGGTAACTTCTCCAGTGCTGCTACGAGTGGTTGGGGTGCTGGAATGTACCTGACGTATAACATGTCTGGTATTGCAGGTAACGCAACTGCTATTGAAGGTGATATGGCAGTAAGTGCTGCAGCTGGTGATGTAACTGGTGTTGAGTGCTTTATGTCATTTGCCTCTGGAGGTAAAGTAACAGGCCATGCAGCTGCTGGTCAGTACACTGTCGACTTTGCAAGTGCTGCTCTTGCCTTCTCTGGTGGTGCCTATATGGCTGGAAGGTTTAATATAAAGGGAGAGGGAGCTGCGTGTGATCCCTCTGGAGCAATCCGAATCTCTTGTATTGAACTGCAGAATCAGGGTACTTTTGCATCTGGTAAAGAGTTTGAGACACATGCAGCAGGGTATGCAATGTACTTTAACGGCTTTACTGCTGCAAGTGGGGTCACAAATATCCTGTCATCTACAAGTCTGGCAGAGCTTCCTACTGGTACACTTGGAATTCGTGTTGGTGTGGGAGCAGACGGTGCAGCAGGCACTGCTTACTATATACCCCTTGTACTTGCAACAGAGTGGAACTAAATAAAACATCTGGGAGGATGGAGATATGAAACTTAGTATAATGGAAAGGCTTATGAGTATGAACCTTTTACCAAGTGAGGCTGATTATGCAACTCTGAAGATTGTAAGAGAGGCAAGAAGCCTGCTTGGTATAACGTCAGAAGAGTTTGAAGCTTTCAAAGTAGTAAGTGACCCTGAAAAGGGCACTATTGTATGGGACGTTGAGGCTGAGAAGGCATTAGGTGAGAGGGACCTACTTCTCAGCCCAGCAGCAATTGGTCTTATAGCAGCAGCTTTGGCGAAACTGGAGAAAGATAAGAAGTTGACTGATCAGCATTTTACTCTATATGAGAAGTTTTATGCGGCGGAGAAACAAGGATAAGAACATAGTGTACTACAGGCTATCTGTAGAAACTAAGATAATAGGAGAATTAAGATGAGCGGAATATTGTTAGGAACACGTGGAACTGGCGATTGGGAAACTGATGAACGTCCCAAGAATTGGAGGGAGACTATCCTCTATCTCTATCCCAATGGCGATATGCCATTGACTGGCTTACTGGCAAAGTTGAAATCAGAGAAGACCTCTGACCCGGAATTTAACTGGTGGACGAAGTCTCTGCCTGATCAGGCTGTTACACTTGATCTTGTTGGGACTTCTGCAGGGATCTTTCTGAATACAGACCTTGGCTCAACACATCAGTATAGTGATACCTATACTGCAGGTGTTGCCGGCGCTGTCATTAGTACGACTGTATACGTAAAGATGCCTCTTGCCAACGCAAATGAATTCAGGCCTGGGCATCTTGTTGTGTTCAGAAGTTCAACATACACCTTCCTTGACTGCGTTGGAAAGGTAACTGCAGTTACAAAGAATGGTGCGTCTTCATACCTCACAGTCTCTCTCCTTGAGGCTGATGATAATGGAGGCACTACGGTCAACATCGGTATAGACAGTGCTGGACTTGTTGGGGCAGACAGACTTCTCATCATTGGTAATGTAAATGAGGAAGGTGCCCCGATGCCTTCTCCTGTTAGCTACTATCCCACAAAGTATAACAACTATACACAGATCTTCAGAACACCTTTGAGCATCACGCGTACTGCACGGTTGACGAAGCTTCGTACCGGAGATGCATATCAGAGGATGAAAAAAGAAGCCCTTGAGATGCATGGTGTTGAGATGGAGAAAGGTTTCTTCTTCGGTATCCCTACGGAGAACACAGGCACTGGTGGAAAGCCTGAGCGTACAACTGGTGGATTGCTGTATAACATCAGGACAAATGCAGCAGCGAATGTTGATGACTATCGGCGGAATGCCACCTATACTGGTAAAGAGTGGCTTGATGCCGGTGGTGGTGAGGCATGGCTTGATGCTTACCTTGAGCAGGTCTTCCGATATGGCAGTGGAACGAAGCTGGCGTTCTGTGGCTCGGGTGCGTTGCTGGGCCTGAACAAGCTCGCAAAAGCTGCAGGACATATGAACATCTCTGTTGGTCAGGCAAGTTGGGGAATAAAGATAGTTGAGTGGATTACGCCTTTTGGTACGATCTATCTCAAACTACATCCTCTGTTCAGTCATGAGAGCTCACTACGAAACTCAGTCGTTATTCTTGAGCCTGAGAACCTCAACTATCGGTATGTCACTGATACCACTTTCTATGGTTCTTCCAGTGGAGGCAATGGTGCTTCTGGTGCTTACGGTACATATAACAGTAGTACGAACACTGGTCGGTCTGGTAGGCTTGATGGTGTGGATGAGGAGTATCTTACTGAGTGCGGCCTTGAGTTCCACCACCCATCTACCATGATGTTCCTGTCTGGTGTAGGCAGCGATAACGCTCTATAGAACAACCTTCATGCTTGGGAGCAGGGGAAACCCTGTCTCCCAGTCATGATATAAAATATCACGACTTATGGAGGCATAGATGGCCTTAGCAGATGTTATCTCAATGTTTGTTACAAAGAGTGGAAGAGCTGACCTGAATGTATCACCATATGCTGAGGCTATACAGTATATAAATGCTGGGCAGCTTTTGCTGGATAGGAAAGTGCTTGGTGAAAGGACAGCTGCGAGAAGGTTTATAAATGCTAGTGCAGGAACTTCATTTGCTGCTATAAAATACTGTAAGAGCATAAGTGATATCTGGGTATATAGTGCAACAGGTCGTACTAAGATGGATAAGGTTGATCTTTCTGAGATCAAGGAAGAGTATGATGAGCCAACTACTTCATTGGATGCAGGCACTCCATCATACTATGCAGTACAAAGTGTAAGGCCTATTGGCATAGATGCAACAAAGCCTGAGGTTATTGCCAGCCTTGCAGTGTTCAATCAGCAGTGGGCGCTTGACAATGCTATTGTTAACGGAGCATGGCAGGGATATACTGGTATACTGTTTGGACCACCTTCAGATGATAGCTATACTCTTGAGATAGAAGGATCTTTCCTTTCAATACCTCTAGATAGTACTAATAACACAAAGAGTTACTGGACAGAAGAAGAGCCTCTGCTTCTTGCATGGGCAGCACTATACTGCCTTGAGGTTGATATGAGGAATACAGAAGGTGCTAAGGACTGGGAGATTGCTATTGATAAGGAAGTCTTTGGCATCAACGCTGATATTGTTGAGATGGAGAATGTTAATGAGATGGTGGGATAGATGAAAGAATTCTCATTTCAGATAAGAGACTTCAAGGGACTTCGACCTGATAGTAGGATACCAAGAAATGCACCAAACTTTTCTGATGAGTGTTATAATACAAGGGTAGGCCCTTTTGGCCTTGAGCCATATGAAGGTATAACACAGCCTTACATAGGTATGCCTACTCTTGCATTTCCTTTTCCCCAGGCAGTCTTTACTCTTGATGGTAGGTATCTTGTGACAGATACTACTATATACTATGTTAATGCAGATAACACTCTTACAGAGGTACTGGGAAGTTTAACAGGAGTTGATCAGTGGCAATTGGCTGACTTTGGCTTATATCAGCTCTGGTCGAATGGTAGATTTATGTTGGAGAGAGATGATCATAGGATGTTTACTGTAAAGGGTACAGCAACATCGATAGGTACTATATGCAACTTCCGTGGTCAGCTTATTGCTGGCAACTTTGGAGATGGCTACCTAAACTTCATTGCATGGAGTGATATTGGAAGGCTAGGTGATATAACTAAACTTCTCCAACCTGAAGGGAATAGTAAGAATACGGCTGGCTTCATGCCTCTTAGACTCAGTGGAACAGTACTGACAGTGAAGGAGTTAGATGAGGCTGTTATTGCATATTGTACTTCTGGAGTTGTATTGTTACCTCCAGTGACAAGTCCAGTTGTTACGTTTGGACAAAAGATAGTATCAACAGTAGGACTTATTGCAAGAGATGCAATTGCTGGAGACCTACATAGGCATATATATGTAGGCGTTGATCAAAAGGTATACGAGATGGTGTCAGGAAAGCCTGTTCCAAAAGAGTTAGGATATAAGGAGTATATAACTACCTTAACAAGTGCAGACATTGTCGTATCACTTGACCCACAGACAGGTGACTTTTATATATCTGATGGGACAAAGGGTTTTCTACTGTCTCCATATGGTATGTCTACTATCATGGACTATCCGACTTCAGTAGGTAGGGTATCTGGAGTGTTAACAGGTGTAAGGATAAGGTCAGCCGATGTAACTGCATATAACATCTCAACAATGGTTGACTTTGGCATGGCTGCTATAAAGATGATAACTGGTGTACATGTAAGTGGAGAAGGCACAAGTATGACAGTTGGTATCAACTATAGATTTGGAGTGTCAGGTGCATTTACACTATCTACAATGAAGCCTATTAATAGTCTTGGCTTTGCAGCACCTATTGTATCTGGAAATCAGTTGAAGGTGAAGGTTATGTCTACTGCATATGCCACCTTTAAATTGGATGAGCTAAATGTGAGATGGAAACTGTCTGATAAGAGAGGGATAAGGGGGATCTATGATGCATCAAGTAAGAATGCTTAGAGTTTCACCAACTTCAATAGCAGAAAGGTGGCATGCTTTCAGGTCAGAAATAGAGGTAGCACTTCCACCTATTTCTGTAGAGTCACCAGATAGGATGAATCATGTCCTTGAGAAATTGCTTATTGGCACTCTAGAATGTTATATTATATACACTGAGGCTGATAAGGGTAAGACTCTCATAGGCATCATGACTCTTGCGATGACAGAGCAGCTTGATAGTATGCATAATGATCTTATCATATATACACTATCAGGTACAACAGAGGCACTTTCTATAGAAGAGTGGAAAGAGGGTCTGAGGATTGTACAGGAGATTGCAAAGAGTAAGGATTGTAAGAGTGTAATACTATTTGCAAGTAACCCTAATATCATAAGATTCCTTGAGAGGATAGGTGCTGATACAAGTTATCATGTTATAAGAATACCTGTATAAGGGAGGTATCATGGGAGGCATATTTGGGAGTGGTGGAAGTAGTGGTGGTGGAAGTTCGTCTTCATCCTTAGAGCCTTATATAAGAACAAGACATCAGGCTGTTCTTGATGCTCTTTGGAATGAGATACAAACAGGTGAGAATCCATATGCTGATATTAATGCATATGACATAGACCAATTAACAGATGCTATACTAAATACGCTTGCTGAGTTTGCACAGGAGGTTGTAGACTTTGATAATGCTAACCTTTCTGTCACTCCTCTCGCAGCTGGCATGGCGGCACAGTTAGCAGCAATTACAGCCTTTACGCCATCAACTTCATGGAGTGGCTTTCTTACAACCGTCCTTGCTGCATTACCTGACACAGGTCTATCTGATACTGAGATAGAAGATGCTGTTGGGCATATAGGTGACATGGTTAAGGAGGAACTTGAGGAGAGTATACTTCCTACATTTGAAGGCGGCATGAGAGATATAAATGCAGTTAATAGTTCAGCCTTTCTCTTAGGTGAAGCTAACTTATATGGTAAAGTAACAAAGCAGATAGCAGAGGCTGCTGCGACTTATAGGTTGGAAGCTGCAAAGATGGGTCTTGAGAGAACAAAGGTTGCTGTTGCATCTGTTGATTCTCTAGTAAATGCAACCCTTAGCAAGATCTCAGCCTATGGAAACTATAATGGAGAACTGACAAAAATCTTCCTCACTGGCATGAGTATAAAGCAAGCCTTCACAGGTATGATTGTTGAGGCTATAAAGAATGTTACTACCCTTAAGAGAGATCAATGGGATGAGGACAATCGTCTCAATGTTGCTGAGGGTAGGTGGTATCTGGATAAGTATCAGTATGAAGGCAATATGCTGGGAAGTGTAAGAGGCGCCGTGCATAGTACTGCTGAAGGTGCTCAACCTGCAAACGTATCAGGCAGCTCCTTAGGAGGTATTATGTCACTTGTTGGTGGAGTTATGGGTATGATAGGTGGGGCATGATTAGTCATGATATAAAATATCATGACTACGGGAGAGTGCGATGGATGACTATTTGGGCAGCTTTGAAGAAAACGCAAGAGTACGAAGAGCAAGAAGGCAGAGGGAACTTGCATCTGCAACTCAGCAAGATGGAAGTGAAGCATCACCTACTCCACAGTCTGGAGTTAATGTTAATGGTAAGGCAGTGTCTCAGCAAGATAGTGAATTCAAAATGCCTACAGGTAGTATGACTGGAATATCTAATCTGTTCTCCACTTCTTCAGAAGCATCACTTGGAGAGAGTACTATAATGGGAGGTGCTGAGGGAGTAGTTGATACTACAGGTATAATAGGTGGTGGTGAAGGAGCAGGTTCAGCTGCAGGCGGTGCAGGTAGTGGTATTGCAAGTGCATGGCCGATAGCAGCAATTGCATCTATCGTTGCAGCAATATCAGCCTGGGAATCTGATGCAGATGACTCTAATAAAGATAGGTGGATAAAAGATGGAGAATTTGTTGCACCTAATACAGATGGTGCCGAAAGATCAAGTGATGCTTTTAGTATGAACTTTTGGACCGATCCTGTTTCAGTAAAGAACCAGCCTAATGATGATCCTTGGGTTACACATGGGGAGAAGGTTGACGCATATACTGAGCAGGGAGATTATTGGGAAGCAGTTACACGTCTTCCTGATGCATGGAATGAGTGGGTATATGGAAGAGTTGGAACACAGATGGAGGATTGGGGATTAGGTGATTCATCTATCTGGAATCCAGCAGAGAATTTAATAGAAGATGTAGGAAGAAGCTGGAGAAACATATTTTAATATGAGGAGGATAAGATGCCTATAACAAATGATGATCTTCTTGACTGGAGTAGTCTTTTTAGTAATGCTGGCAGTGCAATGTCTGGAAGTGGGAACTCATATATAGGAGATGATGCATTTACCGAGGACCAGAAAAGGCAGATGCTTACTAATGCAGTTAGTATGTCTGAGCCTGCTCCCTCAGCTGAGGCAATACAGCCAGTAGCAGAGACACCTACATATGAAGAGTCTTCTGGTGGATTACTTGACCTTGAAGACATTCCTGATCAGCCTAATAACCAAGGACTGTCTGCTGAAGACTTCAATGTGCAGACAGGAAATGAAGGTGCTGCTAAACAGCAGGGCTTAGAACCTTGGAGACGGAACATGCTATCTCTCGGAGCTATGCTTAGCAGAGCTGGTTCTGCTATGATGAATGATAGGGAGAATGGAAAGCAGTTAGGTAATACTATGGCTAACTACTTTGAAGGTCAACTCTATGGTGATGCCAGAAAGAAGGCATTAGCTGCTGCACTTGCTAATAGTGGAGGCAGTTCACGCCCTTTCGCAAATAGTCCTATGGAAGCCATGTTAGATCTGGACACCAGAGGACTTAATGTAGGCCAGATCAAAGATCTATATGATACTGCTTATGCAGAGAGTAGTAAAGAGAGGCAGTTTCCAATAGATGTAGCGAAAGCTGTTTCTGACCTTGGACTGCGTGAAGCTCAGGTAAAGAACTATGAATCTGAGATAAAGCATAGGGCAGCTGTTGAGGAAGAGACGAAACGTATTAATGAAGAGAAGATAAAGGATAAGCAGCGTTTGGATGAATTCCTCGTAAAGGCTGAAGCTGATCCTGATAGTACACTTCCGAAGGGTTTTCCTCGTGAGTACCTTCCACTGATGAAAGGTCTTGGTGGTGCAGGGGCAACGAAGCTAGTGCATGATTGGCAGGTAGCAGAGAGGCAGTCAAAGAAGCCAATAGGTACGATAGAAGGTCTTGTTACACATTACCTTGAGCAAGATGGAAAGGTACCTGAGCAGGTACTAGAGTTCTGGAAGGATAAGAGAAAGAAAGAGAAAGAGCCAGGCATGACAGGATATCTTGTTACTGCCGGTGACAGGCAACTTGGATCTATATATCAAGGTCTTATAAACTCTACACTAAAGGGTGATAACGCTGAGATGGATAAACTCAGGATGTTACTAGAAAAGAATCCACTGCCTGACCAGAGAATATCTGCCTTGAAGGGAGAGATCAGGAGCAATCCAAAGCTTACAAAGTTGGCTGAAAAGATTCCCTTGCTTGAACAGCTGACAAAGGAGTATATAGACAGGGGTGAACAGCCAAGTGGAGTTGAGTATGAGAAGGCTGTTAGTGCTATCTTATCTGGAAAGGCTAATACACCTGGACCTACACAAGGTATAGATAAAGTTAGTGCATATTATCCTATTATAAATAAGTATGCATCTGCTACTAACCTTGAGCCAGGCCTTGTGAAGAGTATAGTGTCTGTTGAGAGTAAAGGTAATCCTAATGCAGTGAGTCCAAAGGGTGCAGTGGGGCTCATGCAACTCATGCCAGATACTGCAAAGATGTATGGAGTTGCTGGAAAGGATCTATTTGACCCGGATAAGAATATCCAAGCTGGCATGATGCATCTTGCAAAGATGAAGAAGATGTTTGGCACTACACCACGTGCTCTTATCGCATATAACTGGGGTGATGATCATGTACGAAAAGACCCTGATCTGAAGAAGATTCCTGCTGAGTCTGTTAACTATGTTAATAAGGTCCTTGGTGGGCAGATAGGTAGAGGTAAAGATGGTAAGCTTAGATTTAAGTATGCTGATGGGAGGATGGAGGATGTCTAAGATTACAGAAGACTTTGAGCCTATTACTGGAGTTGAGGATACCTTAGGTGTTGCTGAGGAGAACTTTGAGCCTCTTACTGGTGTCGCTGAAGCTAAGCAAGGTAAGAAGCCAGGACTCCTTGATACCTTCCGTGCAGCAGGTGCTGGTATTGTAGATGCAGCTAACTCATATCTGAAGACAGAAGCTATCTTTGGTATGGATGCTGAGAAAGGAACAGTAGAAAAGGGCATAGACTATCTTAGTAAAATCAGTGATAAGATTAAGCCTGAAAAGACAGATATGCCTCTTTATGACTATCCCATGCAAGCAGTACAACAGACTGCACAGAGTATAACTTCTGCATTACCTACAATGGTAGGGAAAGGTTCGAGGGCAGGGAGGTTTACAAGAGGTATACTTGGAAAGGGAGCTGTCTTTGGTACTGCACAATATTACGATTTCATGGATGAGGTACGTAATGGGCTGACGAAAGAGGGGCTTTCTAAGGATGAGATAAATGAAGGCATGAAAGCTGCAAGGGGATATGCAGCTGCTTCTGGAGCTTTTGAAAGTATAGGTGAGATTGGGTCTGACCTTATTGCAGGGAAAGCTTTTGGAATTACTGGTACTATGAAAGAGGGTGTGAAGAAGGGGCTGTTGCCTATCCTTAGAAGGTATGGTATAGCAGGTGCATCTGAGATAGCTGGGGAAGAGTTGACTACAGCAGGTCAGTATGTTACACAGGAGATGGCTAGGAAGGCATTGCCAAAGGCAGGCTTGCAGGAACAAGATCTGGGCAGTCTTATGAAGGATACTGCTATCTTGACAGCATTGCAGACAGTAATGACAGGTGGTGTTATTGATCTTGCTAATGCTAGACATAGGAGATCAGTTGAAAATAAAGTGATGAAAGAGACAGGTGCCTCTCGTGAAGATGTACGAAAGGGACTTGAGGATATAGCAAGTAGGGATGTGCAGACTGAAGAGGCAAGTGTCCCTGATGAAGTTGAGAATGATATCTCTCTGCTTGAGCAAAGAGCTGCTGAGCAGGCAGAGAGTGAAGAGCGTATAGAAAGAGGTGAGGCACAGTGGGACTTATATGAGAAGACAATATCACCGATAAAGATGCGTGTGAAAGATGCAATGAAGAGAGAAGGGGTAACTGATGTTGAGTTTGAACCTCTTGTTGGATATGATATATCTGGTTTACAGATAAGTGAAGAAGAGAAAGCATCCCTGGCTGAGCCCTCTACCCCCTCTGAGCAGTTGGCTGAGCCATCCTCCCTTGCTGTTCAGGAGGGTGAGGCTGGGGATGTTAAACAGAAGGTTACGTTTATAGGTATGCAGGAGATGCCAGATACTGAGGAGTATGCAGGAAAGGCACCTATGGCATTGGTGAATGATGAGAGTGGTTCTACTATTGTATATAAGCCTGAGGTTATGGAGATAGTTAATCAACAGGCATATGAAGATGCTACACAGGATATGTCTACGTTGGTACAAGAAGCAGGAACTCCTGGGAATCAAGTCATGATAAAAAATATCACGACTACAGGAGAGGGTATATCACAGCCTAAGACACGTAAGGATAGGATTGCTAAGAAGAAAGAAGTAGAAGGTCCTACAGATGCTGAGCTTATTGAAATCGAGGGGCTCCTGAATGATCTTGATAAAGAAGATATTTCTGATGTTGAGATAGATGATATGCTATCTGAGGGTGAGTCTACTTCTGTATCTACTTTTAGGCAGAAGATGAAACATACAAAGGTAGAGGGCATAGATGACTATGCTGATAAGGTAGCAGCTGCAGAAGAAGGTATTGTCACAGAGAATGGTTTTGATAAGATGAATGTTGAGCAACTTGAGGCTACACTATCTAGTATCCTTGGACAGACAGACATGAAAGCTACTGAGGCAAGAGATGCTGCTGCACAAGTTGATGCTATTCTCGGACAGTTGTATGATAAGACGGGGGATAATAAACATCTTGTCGGCTATGGCAATTATGAGATACAGAAAGAAGGTAGAGGAAAGTATTCACTGCAGCTTGCTACAGAGACTCTCACTGGTGAGATGCCAGTTGCAGAGACTTCTATTACTGAGAACAGTGACCCTGTTTTAGATAATCCTATGCACAGATCGTTAGCAGATGCTACTGATTATATCAGTAGAAAGAAGGGAGAAGTGTCTGCTGCTGATAGTGAGTTTCCTATCTTCATAGCAGCAAACATAAGTGAGGCATTTGCTAACAATGGTACAGGACTGGATAGTATAGAGAAGAACATAGTTGGTATACTAGATATCCTTGAGCAGAAGGATAGTCCACTTTATAGTGAGCTTGTACGAGGCATGACACCATCTGATCTTCGGCAGTATAATGCAGACATGCTAGCTGTATCAGAGTACTATGAAGCTGTAAGAGATAAGCTTGAGCAGAGTGGAGTTACTCTTATGTCTGATCCCTTACTTGTGCAGACTATTATTACTGCAGTTAGGAAGAGTAGAAGAAGTAAGACTTTTGCTAAGTGGAAAGATGCCTCTAAGCGCACAGAAGGTGGGCCTGTCGTCAAAGATAATACAGAACAGCAGGCTGATGTATCTCGGTGGAGAAGTTATATAGAAAGTGCACATCGCATTAATGATAAGGACTTTCCAAAGAAGGCAAGAGAGATCATCACAAGACTATTCATGTCTAGGAGTGATCATGCTGCATGGACAGCTGATGATGCTGTCTATATACACCGTGTGACAGGAAGTCTATCTGAGGCTGAACGTGCCTGGATGATGAAGGCAGGTAATGCTGTCTATGCACTATCAAGGAAAGCAATGGAAGCTAATGTTAATGCAGGTATGGATACTGATACAGCTGTCGCTTTTAAGGATATGTATGTAGATAAGGCTATACGTGTCATCTTCAGGAATCATAAGAACCTTGAGGCTACGTACAGAGAAATTAGAAAAGACTTCTTTGAGCCTATGCGTGAACGCATCAGACAGCATGAATTGCAAGAAGCAGAACAGCATCATAGACGTAAGTTTATGGATGCTCTTAGGCTTTATAAGAAGCTTGCTGGAAAGTCAGATGCTATACTTATAGCACCACTGAAGTTTAACATAACAAAGAGTGCTGACCTTAAGGCATTTGCTACCTATGTGAAGGGATACTATGAGAAAGTAGAAGTCCTTAAGAGCTGGGGCTTTGAAGACTATTGGCCTAACTATATGACAGGGTCACTTCTCATAAAGGCTGATGGACATGTAGTCACTGTTGCCCCAGATAAGGAGACTGCTGATAAACGCATAGGTGAACACTATGCTAAAAATCCAGGTGTGAAAGAATATACTGTTGAAGTAAAGTTCCCTTATGAAAGTGATCAAGCAATACCTGTTTCACGTAGACAGTTCTTCGCTGTTGCAGGGAAGTTTAAAAAGGCTGGAACAGAGATGCCAAGGGGACTTGTGAAGATAAAACCAGGTGGTATCTTTGCCGGGCCTCTTGAGAAAACGAAATACATCTTACCAGGTGAAGATGACATCAGGAAGGCTATGCTTATCTATAGTGATGCTATTAATAAGAAGCTGGCGTTTGATCCTACTGTTTGGCAGATGCAACGATATAACGGTACGTTTGCTCCCAATGTACAGAAGCATATTAACGAAACGTTTGAAGTTATGCGGGAGAAGTATTGGGAGTCTGATAAGGTTATTGATGAGATCTTTGGTAGGCCTGGACATAGACTATTCTCAAAGGCAGTGAATACATTGAGAACAGGATATGTTATTGCAAAGCTTGGTTATGCACCTCTTAAGGGATTCTATAATGGCGTAGCTAACTTTGGTATGACTGCTGTGCAGTTTAGGGAGAAAACTCTTTGGCGTGGAAGTAAGTATATGGCATCTAAAGAAGGGCAGGCTTTCCTGAATAGTATAAAGAACTATATGGGAGAGAGTGCCTTTGCTGAAGGTGATGTACTTGGGAAAGGCGTACGATGGAAGGGTCATATGATTAAGGGATGGAAGACTGCCCTCACGCCTATGGGAACCTTTAACATCATGGAGCTGCCAGGACGTAAGTGGAATGCATGTGTTGCGCATGAGTTTTATATTGAGCAGGAGACTTCTCTTGGGAGGAAGTATTCTACTGAGATGGAAGAAGAAGCGAAAGTGTTTGCTATACAGAGCATAGATATGTTGCAGGGACTTGCTACAAGCACAATGATGGGGAAGGCATTTAGGTCACCCGCTGGAAGGCTCTTTACTCTATTCAAGCCTTTCATGGTGAGGAATATTGAGTGGATGTTACATAACGCACATAGTCCTACTTTCTGGGCAAGGTGGTCTGCCTATATGTTTATGATGACAGGCCTGAGAGGGCTTATCTTTATGCTGGCAAGCCTTCCCCTTTATGACCTTCTATTCAAGAAGTTAGGCTATGGAGATGTATTCACTAAGGCACAGATGAAACTCATGGAATGGGCAGACACTTCTGTAAAGAAGGGTGTTGTATCTGGTATTGGAGGCATGGCAGATAGGGATGTTGTTGCTCCTATGACATGGCAGTTACCGAAGAGTACAATGGACTGGCTTGGTGTACCTGGCATGATGTTTCAGACGTTGTCTGGTATGTATAAGGTAGCAGGTAATGCTAACTGGAGTGAGGAAGGGAAGGACCTTCTGAAGAAAGAGATAGCTATTGCAAGGCTTGTTACGGAGACTATTGAAGTTAACATCAATGCAGACGGATGGGCTTATAAAGACGGAAGAAAACAGTTTAATGCTGTTACTGAGTGGGATAAGAAGTTCTTTGTGCCTGCTGGATTGAAGAACGTTAGACAGTCATATTCAGAGTATCTTGCAAAGGTTACAAAGGATGAGGCTAATTTCAGGAAAGATAAAGCTGATCAAGTTAGAGGCCTCTTCTCTGCAGGCGTGAAGGATTATATGCTTAGGGAGAATGTGGCTATACCTGAAAGGATAGTGAAACGTGCACAGGAGCTTATCACTGAGCATAGGCTTACGAAGATAGATATTATGGAGTCTATAAAAGCTGCTCAGGACTCCCCAGCAATGAGAGTCCTGAGACAGACAGTTGATAGTGATCGCCTTAAGACATATAAAGGTATTGAGGATGCAGGGAAGGCTATGGGGTATGACTTCTTAACAGGTAAGGCTATTCAACAGAAAGAATAACCTTCAGCTCTTTCCACCTCTTGTCATTCTCGAGAAGGGCCATATGCTTATTCCAGTATGGCTCTTCTTCTATTAGACGTACTAACTCTATCAATCTGGAAGGCTTTACAAGCAGTGATATATAAGGTTCACTCATATAGGCATCTCCTTATAATACTCAATATCATCAAAGATGATAGGCACAGCATCTTTAAATCCTAATAACATTGACACTGCCAACTCTCTCATCTGTGGATGTGCAGCCTTTGCACAACGAAGAGTGAAGAAGTGTCGCCACTCACGAAGGTTACAGGTCATAACAAGTTCAGTCTTGAGGGAGTTAGGTAAGACAGAACGGGCCTGCTGTGGTGACTGGCCGCTATTCAGTAAATTAAGATAGTGAGTTTCACACTGTCGCATAGCCTCCCTCCACTCATAGAAATCATCAGGGATGGCAACTGTTCTTGATTTAGAATAATCTACACCATAGAACCATACAGGTAGTATAACCGTAATCTCATTCCCAAACTTCTCCCCTGCATAGTTACAATACCTTGTACTCTCTTGACTGTATGCAGCTAGTCTGTGCCGGACTATCTCATGCGTCACTCCTCTATCAGTTATTATACGAACTGATATAGAGGCGTGCTCGATAGTGCTATGATGGCCTGACTTAATCAGACCTCGTATGAAGTCGTCACTACCCTTGTAGTCTGTCCTATAGCAGGTACGAGCAGCACGTTCGATCTTTTCTAGTATCCTTACACCATCAAAACTATTTATTTGCTCCTCAAATGACCAACTCTGTTTTATTATTTTCATATACCTCCTCCTTTATGTAGTTTATCTGCATAGATAGCAAGATAGCCAATTGCGTCAACTGCATTATCCCTTTTATGCTGCTGTGTCTCTCTTGCTATTTTCAACAGTGTCATCATCATAGCAACATCATCAGCGTTTAGTTGCCATGCAGGCTGATATCCCTTTGCTGTTAGGTAGGTATTCCAGAAAGATGCTATTATCTCAAAGGAGTCCTCTGGTCTACCATAGGTATCCTGCCGTTCACCTTCTATTATGTTGTTAGCTTCTATTAATGAGCTATACATTATCCCTCCTTTTCAGTCATGATATTTTTTATCATGGCTATTTTATCCCCAGCTCTCGGATTCTCTACCAAAATAATAGCAGAGATGAGTAGTGGTATGATAGTACCAGTGCAGTCAGCTATACATCTATATGTAGAGCCTACTGTATTTATCAACTCTGCCTCAGACATAGGAGAGAGCTCTTTTAATAGTCTGTCTACCTTTAGTGCCCACTCAAGATGAGTAGGTAATGTAAAAGGGTCTGCTGTACTCTCCTCAAGATGATATGCACAAGGTAAGGGTTCACCTCCATGAGACTTTGTACAGAAGGCCATATGTACTATCTCAATTAAACTCTGTCTCTGCTTAGATGGCTTTCCAGTAACAAAAGTTTTTATCTCATCTGCATTTAAGCCATATGTATCTGCCATTGACAGCAATGCTGCTCTTAATGCTTCAGGTGATGCATCTTTTAGCCAATCAGTGTTCATGTTATTCCTCCTTCTTCCAACAGTCATCATCTTCGTACTGATTATTTGGATTTCCAGGGTGTAAACAGCTTGCACATGGAGCATTAAGAAAGCATGAGCAGTTTCCAGTTCCGTACTGTTCTTCAAACTCATCTCTGTCAATCTGTGCAGCAAGAGTAAGAACCATTCCAGGCCTATCCCTATTGTCTTTATACATACTACCTCCTTTCACATAACTTGTTTTTTATACACTATGTACCTTTCCTTTCCCTCAACTCCTCCCTGTATAATGCCTATTGCTTCCATCTTTATCAATGCCAGAAGTATCTTCTGCATATCTTCATAGTCACAATCATAGTGGAACTGTGCCAAGAGTTGCGCTTCAGGTACCTGCTTAACTGTTGCAAGATAAGACATAACACGAACAAGTGTTTCACTTAGACGAGCCTTACCCACACCAGCAAATGCCTTTAACATATGGCCTTCTGCTTCTTCCAATACTTTCAAACCTCTGTCAATGTCAGCAGGCATGATGATCTTATCATCACCTCTACTAGCAGACATTATTATACTTAGCTTTAAGACATGATGTGGCTTTCGTCCATTGTACGGTTCCATTCGGTAGTCAGTGAAAGGCGGATTCTTATCTATATAATGTCGTATAGATATCCAGTGTTCCATAGCATCGTTGGACATCTTATAATCGCCACTGATTATGCCTATCCTTTCCAGATCATGAAGAAGCTTTGTTCGTAGCTCATTCTCTGCCTTTGTAAGGAAAGGTATTGCTACTGTTTTTGCACGTTTGGGAACATACACTATTATTATTCGAGACATGAGACCAGACCCAAAAGCATCCCTAGGTAGACATGTCTGTAGAAGTTCAGGTGTAGTACCACCGATGAGGTTCACCCATACTCCAAGGATGTTATCTTCACCTTGCCCTTTTGTTGTATAGCTCCAGTTGTCTCTACAATCAAACCAGTCACAGAGGTCAGACATCAGCTGAGTATTTTGTCCACCTAGAAACACTGCCACTTCTGGAGAGAAGATAGTTAGGCTACTATGAAAGTCAGGATTACCATCTTCTGTCGGCTGAGTCTCAGCACATTGTGCTAACTGTCTGATGAGAGCTTCCCTTGTAATAGCATCACTACTTAGCTTTATGCCTATCTCCTTTAGGAGAGACTGTCCTGGACGCATAGCAATGCCTTTTCCTGAGGCAGATGGACCACAAAGGATAATATACATATTAGGATATACTGTATCCATTCCCCAGGGCATCAGAGCCTTCCTCTTCAAGCACGCTGATATCACTGATATCCCACTCCACAGACGAAACCTGCTGTGTGCTTCCGTATTGTCTGTAAATTTCAGATAGTTGAGCAGCCAGTCGTCCAGTATCCGAGCCATCTATTTTGACCTCCTTGCCGTCTTTCTTAGATAGATTGTGTATATGCATCTTTATGTCGAGAGGTATGATAAAAGTGTTTCCGTGCCAGTCAAGAGGACTTTCAAGGCTTCTCTTTAATGCAATAAGTATATCTGCGTGATGCTGCCAGGGAATGGAAAGTGGGAGTTGAAAGATAACACTATCATGGATTTGGTTGAGGAGGTCTACAGGATAGAAGAGTTCAGGTTCTTCATAGTATATATACTCCACTCCCTGTCCATCAATCTTATCTGCTACAGTACTTTGTGGAATCTGTGCATAAGCTTCTTTGTTCCTCTTATCATCAGGCCTATTGAGGAATAGACGTTTCCTTCCAAAAAGGTTTGTGAGGGTAGATGTTGCCTGTAGCTGTGCCTGAACCCAGGCATGGTATTGCCTGATGCCAGCATATAGTTGATGCCACCCTTCAACGAGAGGCTTTGCTTCTGCCTCAATGAGATCAAACCTGAGAGCAAAAGTTTTATAGCCAAGATCATAGTTGAGGCTATTTCCTGTCACTGATATGATTCCATGCTCTCTACATAGAAAGTCGCCTCCAGGTACAGAAGGGCAGAATACTAACTCATTTAAAACTCTTCTCACTGTATGTCTTATTGCATGAGATGCAGGACTTATAGAGTCTCTTATGCCTACTCTATACACTGTCTTATTACCATAAGCATCTGTCCTTGAGTTATCCTGCTCTCCAATATTTGCAGCCTTTCCACATAGATGGGCTATTGTCTGTACCCACTCAGCATTATTCCTATTCGTTGTAAAGTATGTGTCCTCATGCCCATCCCACTTTTTTACTTCGTCTAAAAAGACCTTAAGCTTTTCACTTGTTAGTGTAAGTAGCCACGGCCCAAACTCTTTATCCTTTCCCATTAAGACTTTAATAAGCTGTACAATTTCATTCTTCGCAGATACTTCAAAGCCAGAAGGGTTATTATTATAATCCATTCCACTAGCTTCTAGTATACCCTGAATACGCCTAACCTTTCTGTCTTTTGTCACTCTTATGCGAATGCCGTTTCCATTCCAGCTACCATCAGCCTGAAAAGCTACTATAAATCTTATTATCGTAGCTGATAGATCAGTATCACCTTCTCTATACATTCCAGACAGTGGTGCATAGTAACTTCCACTTGAGGGATAATCACAGATCTGCTTATGTATGACTTTATCTTTTACCCCAGGCCTGTCTTTTCTGCTGTAGATAAGTGGCATACGATGCTTACTTGTGGCCTCCTGAAAGATTCTCTGATTCTCTATAGTATGTATATCACCTGAGTATGTTTCAGCTGTCCAATCAGTAGGTGTTACAAAAGATATATCACCGCTGTCCCATTGTGCTATCTTCATATTATGCTTAAAGGCAGTTGCAATATTTACCCAGCCTATCTTTGTTAATACCTCACAAGATGCTAGCTTGCAGTGGTTTAGCTTCTTCCCCCAGAATCTCCATGTATACTCTCCACTTCCAAGAGGACTCTTTATACCTTCATTATCTTGCTGTTTAACGAACTCTGCTTTTAAGCCAGATACATAGGCACCAGTTATGCTGTGCATATCCTTACCGCTTGCGAATATATCCAGCATGATAGGCTCAGGTGCAATATTTGCAACTATGCGGTTCTCAGCCTGTGAAAGGTCACAGACATAACAGACATATCCTTCATCAATAAGCATATACTGTCTTACGCCTTCAGGGATGTTCTGTACATTAGTGCCTTCACCAAAGATGTCTTCTCCTGATGCTAACCGACCAGTCTTTGTCTTACCTGGATTCATAGCAGACCGAAGCCTACCATCAGAGGATAGCTTCACATCAAGGTAGGTACCCTTTAGCTTACGCCACCTACGCATATCCCTTATGATCTGTGCTTCCTTTATACCCTGACGAGCAAGACGCCTCATAGCATCTTCATCAGTTGTCATGTTACCCTCTTTTCCGATGTAAGGTTTTATGCGTTTCTTAATGTAAAAGTATTCAATTAACTGCTTAGGACTATTTGGATTAAGCTCCATGCCAGCAAGCTGATTTAACTCTTCTTGAAAAGCAGATAGCTTTTTCTCTGCATCAACAGATGCTGCCTTCATACCAGTAACATCCATCCTCATACCACGCTCTTGCATATAAACACAGGGCTCTATCATCTTACTCTGCCGTCTGTATGCATCAAGATTACCCTGCCTCACAAGTTCAGCTTGCAGTTTAGGATATGTTTCACTGCAGACAAGACTATCCTTTGCGTTGTATGTCCAGAAGTCTCTTTCGTCACCACCGATCTTAAAATACTTCTTTCCGTCATCCTTATAGTATTGCAGGTCAGTGTACATAGTTGTTATGAAATCCAGACCTCTTGGGAAATCAGGAAAGAGAATGGCCATTTCTATCATGGTACAGTCAACATTAACAGGCCGTATACCATACTTTCTGAACAGGAATCCACAGTCGAAGATGAAGTTTTGGCCTATCTTTTTTATGTTAGGATCCTCCATAATACTTCCGATATGCTCCCATACTTCCACTTCCTGTTCGGGAGAGAGATACTCACTACCGTTATGCACAAAGGGGATAGACATAGAGGTGTTATGCCATGAAAGGCTTATGCAGGATACCTCTTCATTTACTACTTCAATGTCAAGGCCTATTTCCATGGCAGCCTTTAGGCCTTTGAGGTATGTTATAGCTTCAAGGAACGTAGGCTGAACAAGGATGCTTCTCTCTGTAGGCTTATATTCAGGAGATGCACTCTCACGCACTGCTCTGCGTAGATCCATCCTGACATAATGGCTATATAGGTAGTTCCCCCCTCCCTTATTCCCATACTGCCGAAGGATGGCAGATGGATGGATAGTAGGCATAACCTTCCGCATACGACTGCCTATTTGTATATGATAGACAGAACCTCTGCGTTTTGTTATACCTGTCAGGCTAGTAAGTGCATACATAGCAACTGCACCAAGAGGCACTATTATGTTACATGTTGTGTTATCCAGTTCCATGAAGAGCTGTTTCTTGTACTCAATGAAAGCAGGTGTCTCAACAGCACCATTTTTACTGAATGTTATAAACTTACTAATGTCGTTTGCAGGTGGGCGCTCTTTCACCACATTTGTGATATAACAGTCATGTCTACCTATACCACAACTACGACAGATTGTCCATAGCTGCTCACCTGCAGGACCAGTGAAAGGTTTACCTGTCCTTATTTCTATCTCACCTGGTGCCTCACCAACAAAGGCTATCTTCGCATCAGGCCTACCATCTGGTGGTACTATTCTATTTAGCATCACTCCTCCTTTTACGCATCTTAGTACTATACTTTGAGCATACTTTTAGCTCATGACCAAGGTCACACACATCCCTAAGTACTATAAAGTAATGAATACATCTTTTACATTCAGCCTTTGTATATTTAATAGTGGTACCTACACTAATATTATACTTTTCTGCTATCTGAGCATATGTTAGTGTAAGAGGTTCACTTCTTATAGCATCTATTATTTCTTGAGAAGGACTCTTTATAGACATCTTATGTTACCTCCTTCATAGGATCTACTGGTTCCCAATCAAGATAGCCTTCAACTTCGCGAGGTTCACAGTCTCCGCCCCTTAGATATGATACAATAGGATAAAACTTTGTTGCACTCCCATCAAAACTTCTTATGTAAAGGATCTTACCTTCTACAATACGTTTTGCCTTTCCTGCAGAGCTTTTTGCAACTGCGTCTTGCCAGTGCATCTTTATTCCTCCTTATTGCCTCTACCTGAATCCCATTCCCATCTTCTTTCGAAAGCATTGTATTCAGGCTCAGCATCTCTTGGTTGTAGACTCCACTTATTAGTGAAGACATTATACTTCTCTGTATAGTCACTATCTGCTGGTACTGTTTCCCATCTTCTTGTGAAGACATTATACTGAGTATCAGCATTTGCTGTTGCTGTACAGAGGACTGTAGTCATGATAAAAAATATCACGACTTTCATGATATCATCTCCTTATATGACCTATACTTATACAGACTCCCTTCAAATACTCTTATTGTAAAGTTATCCTTATACTCTTTCCCTAAGTCATATCCAAACGCTGGTCGATATGTATTGTGTGCAGCCAGAAGAGTATTACCACTACCCGCAAAAGGTACCATAACACGGCCACCAGCAGGGCAGAAGGTATTCATAACATCCTCCATTAACTCTATTGGACGTTCAGTAGGATGAATTTTACTACCTGAACTAACAGGCTTGTATGGAAAGTTGTTGCTTCTTCCTTGCATCTGTATACTCGCATGTCCTTTCCTTGCATAGAAGAAAGTTTCATATGTATTAGGAAGGTATAGATCAGGCTGCATTGTCTGACCAGAACCAGCACTCTCTTCATCCTTTCCCTTAGTCCAAATACAGGGGATACGTCTGCACTGAAAGCCATTTCTTATTATTAACTGATAGAGAGGCTCAAACCATGGTTCTTGTGCAAACCAGAACACAAGCCAGCCTTCGCGTTTCATTACTCGATAGGATTCCTTCAAAAGCTCATCTACCCTGTATAAGTATTGGTCTGCAGCCCATTCATTATAGTCAACAGACTGCATGTTGAGGCCATCTGCACTTGCCTTATTACCCTTTAGGTCAATAGCATATGGTGTGTCTATTTCAATGAAGTCTATCGTCTCATCAGGAATACCCTTTACTCCAATGAAAAAGTCTTGGAGAATGTAGCTATTTACAAGATCAGCCCTTGCCTTATCCTCAGGAGTAGTCCTTACGCCCTGCATCAACTTCGTTGATATTATCTCCTTTTGTATACTATCTCCGAGGTTCTTTAGACGTTTAACAGCTTCATCCTTTGTCTTGCAATTTGCCAGTTCAGGAAACATCTGTATGGCTTCAGCAATCTTTATATCTTGTTGTACCTTTGGTCTGCTAACACCAATGAGATTAGCTGTATCTGCATGTTTCCAGCCAGTGCCAGCAGCACCACCACTTGCAGAGCTACCGTGAATAGTGCGTTGTAGGTCATCTATTTCTTTACACAGTCTAGCTTTCTCTTGCCACGAAAGTTCTTTTCTATCAATGTTCTCAGCAAGCTCAATACCTCTGATCTCCAGTTCAGAGAGATCTCTACTGTATATCCGCACAGGCACTTTGTCGATACCAATACTCTCACAGGCTTTATATCGTCTTCCTCCAGCAAGGAGAAGATATATCTCAGGAGATATACGCTTAACTGTAAGAGAAGATATAAGGCCTTTCTCTTTAATACTTTGAGCAAGATCGTTGATATTCCCATAGTCCTCTCTTCTCCTATCGCCAAAGATTATCTGACTGAGTGGTATGATTGCTACTTCTGCATCATCGTGTATGGGCATATTTATAATCCTCCAATAGGTTTATGCTACTATAGCTGGCCATGTACTACCTGGCCTAAGTAAAATCTCAAGTGCATCTCCAAGTGTCTCATCACTTCCAGTAATATCTATGCTGAGGATCTCTTCAATAAGTGCAGAAACTGATAACTCAGCCTCATTATCTTTTGACAGGGTTTCAAGATACTCTTTTACCCTATTATTAATAATCTGAATACCTGTTTCTATAGTCATCATAACCCTCCAAGAAGTTTAGTTAACTGCTCTTTTGACATACCCTTTAGGAGGGAGTCAAGATCAATATCCTTTGTTTTCCTACTACCTGTTGACGCTTTCTTCACAGCAGATGATGCCTTCTTACTTATACGTCGAGATGCACGTATCTGTAGAATGAGAGATAGCTTTTCCTCATATGTCATTTCAATGAAACTCTTGCGGAGGTTAGATAGGTTCATCTTTTTTCCACCTCATCTTAACTGCATCCATGACAGATATATCCTTGGATAGGATAGCTCCTATTAATAAGGCACGCTTATCAGGTTTGATGCCTTCTAAGAGATCTAATAGCTCACAGAGAATACAATTTACCAGCTGACCTTTATAGCCATGATCAATAAGACGATCAAAGCGAAGGCCATTTTCATCAGACATATCAACTGTTAGACGTCTGCTCATTCGTGTCACCTCATTCCAAAGATAACTGCTACATTCAGCAGTGTTGCAGCAAACCAGTAGAGAGCAGGCCACCAGAATCCATTTGTCAGGAAGACCATTCCACTTATAAATGATAGAATTGCTATGAGTACTGGAGCCAATTCTAAAAAGACCATTATGCCTCCTTATTCTTTATGGGATAGTAGATCAGGGTCCAGGTCGCTCATACTCACATCCTCACCCAATTTTATCCTTAACTTGGGATATGACTCTTGGGAAGTCATATTGAGCAGGCACTCCATATACTTGATATTGTACGCCCTCGATGCCCTGATCACTCTCTACTGTTACCTATCGTTTAGCAACAAACCTCTTAATGCGGTTCTTGTCTTTGTACTCCCCTTCACCTTTCTCAATGCCTATGATTGCCCAGGCCCATGGCTGGTTGGCAACTGCTGCCTCAAGGAGGAGTTTTGTTCCTACCTGCTGAACTCCGAAGGCAGTGCAGAAGTCCTTGATATTACGAAGACGATCCATCTTTTGTTTTGCATCACTGTCAGCAGAAGGAAGCATCATCATGATGCGGATAGCAGGACTGTTCGGAAAGTCATCAGCAACTACATAGGCTTCGATGTATTTGTTTCCTGCAGTTGTCTTACTATCTTTCACAATTGCCTTTGTCAGACGTACTCTTGCCTCAGTATTATCATCGATGAGGATAAGATCAGGCACATCATTGAGATTCTCACCGAGGTCGAGGAAACTTTCTCCCATGTCTGCATCAGTTGCTGTGCCATTTATTGTACTTTCGTTGTCACCTAACATATTGTTCTCCTTTTTCTTTAGATTTGTTTTCCTAGACTACGTTATGCTACATTGTTTAACCAGGGAATTGCTTTATCTTTCCACTCATAACCTCCTTTCTTTATGATATTCCTGATGTCTATATTCTCCCATGTATCTATCATTCCGTTAGTAGCAAGACGGCTGCCACAACGATAGATACCATCAGGTTGTGTTAGGTACTTACGAACAAGACCATCTTTTGTCTCCTGTACACGGAGATAATAGATCTCATCCAATACTATGGGTAATTCAGTGCGAAGACGGCCACTTACCATAGGGCCTATGAACCTCTTCCCGAAGTCATCTTCATTAATATCAGGATGTGCGTTTATGATAACGTGGCAGGGAAGGTTAAGCATATCTCTGACTATAGGGCCAAGTTTAGCCTGCATTGCAACGTAATCGTTATCACCTCCTTTTCCAGACACAGGAATGTTGTCTATACGTTTCCTGCGTTTAAGAGTATAGTTCATCGTAGCTGCAGAGAAGGTAGTGATGCTATCCAAAACATACGTTGCAAAGAACTCAAAGTAGCCTGCAGCTTTCCTTGCACGATAGGTAGAATCAAACTTCTCAAACATCTTTGGATCAGCAGGATCTTCACCTTCCCATTGATTGTCTACGATAATCCAGCCTTCCTTTATGCCAGCTTGAAGCACCTTTGATCCACCTGGGTCCCAACTATCAATATGTATAGGTCGAGGACAGGTCATTATGGCAGATGTCTTTCCACTCTTATAATCTCCAAACTGCAACATACGTATATACTTTGCAGTTACACTTTTGCTATACATACCTTGGAGATCAGATATTTCCTTATTAATGTCAAGGGTCATGTTATACCTTTTTCCTTAGGCCTGTACCTCTATAAGGGCCAATCCTGTGCAGCATTTCAATGTCTTCATGTAGGGCGAAGTAGCTTTCAACTAAGGAGCCATCTGTAGGAATCTCAGTAGTGAGGCTTATCTTCTCACTTTCATAGTTCCCACAGTTAAAGGTTCTGCTTACTTCGATCTGCTTTATCTCCATACTCTTTGCCTCCTCTATTCTTAAATCATATTCACTATCATCTTCTACTCCAAGACAGTCTTCCATCATACCTCCTTAATTCCCTCTTTCAAAACCAGGGATCGTTAGTCTTGATATCTGTTCTATCTTTGCGTTGGCCATGATCTGTTGCTCCATAGCATCTATTGCAAACTGCAATACACGTATGGTTTCCATTTCGTCCATTGTACCTTCTGCTTTCACAGAAAGATCACCTGCAACTATTACGATACCTACTTTTATAACTCTTTCATCAGGTTTCTGTTCAGTCATTATTATCACCTCCTTTTTAAACTTCGTTTAATATCATGACTGGCAAGGGTAAGACAAGCTCTTTTTCAACGGTAGCCACTGTGGGACGTTACGTGGGTGGAGCCTTAGAATCCAGGCTTTGCCGAGCCACCAGAGCATCCTCCCGCTGCCATCTCCCTACCAGTCATGATATTTTTTATCACGACTTATTTTCCATAGAGTGAATCCAGCCAGCACTCATAACAGAAATGGTGTTCATTCTGTCCTTTATACTTACCTAGTTGAGTATCCACAAACTCTTGCATAACAGGGTTATCCATTACATAGATTACTACTGAAACACCTATTATACTAGTGCTGTCATCTATAGTTATAGCCTTACCACACCTACTGCATGTTTTCTTAGACATGTTACCTCCTTTTCCTTATAGATCCGTAACCATCTTCATCTTACTTCTCTCTTCAACAGGATTCCAGAACTCTGTCTTAAAGCCAGATGGCACTGTGTCTATATAGTGCAGAGGGTTCGGCCATGCTGAGCAGAAGTCTCTATATATGCAACCACTATAACCACCACAGTGTTCTGTGTTCTTTGGAAATAGGTTCAGAATAGGCCTACTATACCATAGATCAGAATGTGAGCGAAGGCTATCTATGCTATTTGTCACTGATGCTGCAAGGTCAGACACCATAGATAACCACTCTTCCATCATGGCAGGGCTACGCTTCACAGGTACACGTTCGAACGCAACAGCACCTGCTTTCTTTATCCCACTTGTAAAGATAGCGCCATTTATGGCTATTCCTTCTACCTGTTCGGGTGGCCAGAGACAATGTAGAACATGTTGATAAGTGCCTGTTTGTGTCTTCATAACCCACTGATCACGCCATGTCTGAGATAAGCGAGAGCCTGTCTTATGTTCTCGAGAGGATATGAGACCTGTACTTATGCGTTGGAGGATGCTATCCAGTTTGAAGTGGATGCGAAGACCATATAGGATAGGTACACTTCCTGCTATCTCTGTATGTAGTGTGGCGAAGTCAGTGTCAGTATCCCTATATTCATTAACGTACTTTGCAAGGTTGAGAAAGACAACCTGAGGTGTCTTTGGGAAGAAGATCTCATCTGTATCAGGCTCGAAAGAAGCACGATATTCAGCTTCAAATAAGTCATATGCCTCTACGATTGTCTGTGCACTGTAGCCGTGCAGAAGGAGGTGTTCCATTGCAAGGTGCCATGCACTGCCGAAGACGAGATGGTTGTTGGGCCTATTACTCTTCCAGCCAAAGACATGAGCAAGCATACCATAGCGCATACAGGCTTGGTAGTCTTGAAGCTTTGTACTATCAATGATGTCTATTGCAGATTCTATTAGGTATTCTTTCATCCCTTACACCCATTCTCCTTCAATGCACGATACATCTCCCATTCGATAGAGGCAACTGACCTGTTCATTGCATTTGCATATGCGGTGGAGAATGCCTTTAGGCCTTTTCTTATACAGAGTTTCTCTTCATCAGACCAGGCTTTCCTAGGATCTTTTGTTTTGTGCTCATCAGAGTCTATTATCCTACTTAGTGGCATAAGTGAAGTCGTATATACCTCAGCAGCTCTACCACAATCAGGTAATATAACTGTAGTCATATTATTTGAGGAACAGATCACTTCTACCTCTATTGGATAGTAAAGTGCATACCTATTTTTATTAAGACACTCTTTTATAAGAGCTCCTTTACAAAGTATAGCCTTATCTCCTGACTTAAGCATAGTTACTCTCCTTTTATCATCTCTTCTATCTGCTCAGGTGTCGTACCAACGCCCTTTCCAAGCAGATTAGACATTACTACTCGACGGTCCTTATATCGGTTACCTTTATATATCAGCAAGTTCAGGCAACCATGCAGGTATGCGAAACATGCACAGGCTACACTGCACATAACAGAAGGACCAGCTAATAGTATATAGTCCTCAGGGCCACTCTCTCGAAAGGCCATGCTGAAACTACGATACATGCTAGATACAGCATAGGCAGAGAAAGTGCCTTCTGTTAGGAAGACAATGTCTCCCCACTTCTTTGCAGCACTGAAGTCATGTCCGCCTTTATTTACAACAAATACTTTAGGCACGTTTACTCACCTCCTTATACTTATTCATACACTCTATAACAGCATCCATTGGAGCTGTGCACTCTTCTGTCCAACCACCATCTGCAGAGTATGCTCTATAATATATAGTATGCTCTCCACTAGAGTGTCTACCCTTACTAAGAGTAAGAACTACGTACTGACTAGTCTTCTCCCCAAACTCCATCAATGTCTTAGCTGCCCTGTCCCATTCTTTTTTCATAGGATTAATCCTCCTTATTCTTTTTTACTCCGTCTGTAGCAGTTCCACAAATACAGGGAACCTTGGTACTCCCTTTTGTGCAGTGAGATGTTGGTACTTTACTTCGATATAGTTATCTGGTAGACTATCCCGTATCTTCCAATAGTACTCTCGCTGTTCAATAGAAAGGCCAGTACCTACGTTGAAAGTCTGACCGTCTGAAGTACAGACAAAGGCACCAAGACGTCCCTTGGGAGTACCATGCTGATCTTTCTCCTCGATGGTGTCTATGATCTTATAGGCATCATTCTTTGCTGGCTTAAACTTCATGATATCTACGCTACGTCTACGCTGATAGTAACCGTCAATGTTACGCACAATAATGCCTTCATAGCCATCTTTAATATAAAGATCTATAATACGCATGATGGTATCTATTTGAGATGCAGGAATATACGTGACTACTTTTATGGGACAGTTGGATGGAAATACACTTTGTAGATGAGTAAGCTGTACAGTACGCTTCACCTGAGGGTCGGTACTAACTATGTCAAAGATGTGATATTCTATCTCAGATGCATAGGTGTGTGCATTTACTTTCCTACTTACAATGCCATGGATTAGTTCATGTGGTACTCCATGAATGTATAGTTCACCATCAAGCTCAGTTGGTGCGTTTATATGCCCAAGATACTTCTCAAGAGCAGCTGTTATATGAGGTAGCATTGTTATGCTATTCTGCTCAGATGATATCAACTGCCATCTTGACTCATTATTAAATAGTGTACGTATTGCCCTACACCTATCTCCATCTAGTTTAGGCTGTGTAATATAAGGCTTAGGCCACTTAGCTAACCGCTTTTCTTCAAAGGGATATGCTAACATTATTCCTGACCTTCTCTTCCATGTCAGCATTTGACACCATCCTTTGAGGTGTAGTTATTATTATGAAGTAGTCTCCATATTGTACCTTGATTGCCCTTAAACATCTTAGCAATCATAGTAGAAGACCCTATCTTACTTCTTCTATTACCTAACTTTTCGTATATACGACGCATTAACCATACCTCTCCTTCATAGTACTTAGGATGTGCCTGATAAGAATGTCTGCCTTTTAACATCTTATCAGTAACATTACTTTGCACTGTCCCTTTAAATAAATGGCCTGGATTACAGCAGCCTGGATTGTCACAATGGTGACAGATAATATCCTCTGAGTTAATATACTCTTGTGTACTATAGGCATATGCATACCTATGAGCAGGAACAAAGGTATCTCCTATCCAAAACTGTCCATATCCATCTTTACTTTTAGATGCTAACCAAGGCCAACAGTCAGAAGGTCCGCCTTGTTTTACCTTAGCCCAAAATAATCCATCTCTTTCCATTATAGCCTCCTAATAACACAGCATTATGCCAGAACGTCGTTGCCAGGTACTCATAAGATCACCTTTATACGCATAGGACCAACATATGCCTTTTTTGTAGGCTTACCCTTATATAAAACACCACTAACATAGCCTACCCACATACCACTCTTACCAGGCCACTTATGAAGAGGCTCTTCTACAACGGTTAGTAGTATACCTTTTACAGTATAGTACTTTATTCTCCATGGTGAGACTTTACCAAGCGCAGTCACAATGATCTTTGTACCAATAGGTATTTCTTTCAGAGGTTCTTTTCTCATCTTATCACCTTTATGCGCATCTGGTTGCATAGGTTAATTTTCTCAGGCTTTTGTAGTGCATTACAGGTAAACTCTACAGATAACATACCCCTCTTACCCATAAATGCAGGTTTTGTAGATATTACAGTGATCTCTCTCCCAGGCATATAGAGAGGATCATTTCCGTACTTGTGCTTGTACTTAGCAGGATCTCGATGCCAAGAAGAGGCTTTTCCAACTGCAAGTACTATAGCTTTTGTATTAGGTGACAGTATCTTCCTCATTATGACACCATTATGACTGTTTCTTCTTCAGTCTTATTAGTCTCATAAAGTATATCCTCAATAGCAAAGATGGGGTCATAGTTAGTATCAACTACGATAATGTCATCTCCATATTCTTTCTGGAATGCTTGCAGGCGTTCAATAACTTCCTTAATAGACATAATCCTTATTCCTCCTATTTAGTGTTGGGGATAGGCATTGCTGACCTATCCCCGATACTGTGCACGATAGGCTCCATTGGATTTCCTATCATAGTGTGCTCTATGCGTCTGTACGCATATTATAATCACTTCGAAGATCAGCAGGTCTATGGGCCACTTCCATACGCTTTATCCTCATAAGGCGCCTCCAAAGGCGATATATAGTTGAGTGGCCCTGACTTATAGGCGCAGGGCCGGATGCCTGTTGGAAGTATTACTCTCCCATCAACTCCGCAATGTAAGCGGCTTTCTCTTCTGCTGTCATACTGGAAAGCTTTGCTTTCAGGGCAGCCTGAATGTCAATAGTACCAGCACGTTTTACCCCTGGCTTAAGAGTGCTGACTGTTGCCTGAATTTCTGCAGGCGTTTTTCCTTTCTCAAGCTCTTTCCGTGCAACGCCTTGGATATATACGACGAAATCAGACCAGAAACCATCGAGGACAGGTGCCTCTCCATATGCTGCAACTGCCTCATCAAGGGTATCTGGCTTGTCGAAATTCACTGTTGCTTCGAAGACGGTGCCTTCAGGTTTCGTTCCTTCCTTTATTTCCTTCTCAATCTTCGGTGCCTTTACTGAAATAGCTGTTGCTGTACTCATTGTTGCCTCCTTATTTCGTTTTAGTGTTTGTGTGGATGGCTATCCACATCAGCTAATGCATACTGTATGCTGCATATTACTACTTATTAGTCACCTCCTTCTCTAGGTATGGATGAAGCTTTCCCCTCTTCTGCACAAGTTGATAGCCATTTACTACCTTACCTTCCAACAGGCGACTTATGCAGGTATTCTCCTTTACCTCAATGATATTTGCTGGAGTTTTTGCATTATAGCCAAGTATGTATGCTCCACCTATCATAATGCACACTGTACCTATCTTTATGTTACGTCTTGTCGTAGAAGGTATGTTCATGCGTTACCTCCCTTGCTGAGGGGTACTGTGAGCATGAGAAGGAGTTCAATATACTTCTTCTCGAGGTCTTCTCTACTTAGCTTCTTAATGTACTCTTCACATTCGTTGCAGTGAGAGGTATATGTCTTTACCTCTGTATCTGCATCTACCTGTTCATACTTAATAGTGGTCATACTTCCATCCTTGTTTACAATCACTGTTTTCTCTGAAGGCAAAAGCACAACAGGTATGATGTAGCTATTATGACAGTGTTTACAGATAACCTTCTTATTGCAGGTTCTATGCTCCTTTACATATATTGAGAGATGTTTAGGCTTAGCAGCCTTTTCCTTGTCCTGTCTCATGATCTCCTTCATGATAGAAGGATTTCTCTGTGCTGCCCTTAACAGTAGTTCATATATCTCATCATCCGTGAGTGTTGGTGCTACTGATGTTGCTGCCAGTAATCCTTTTTCTTGTTCGATATCAGACATTGCTGACACCTCCTTATCTTTAGTGGATTGTAGTCATGATATTATTTATCACGACTTATCCCTTCTTTCCCTTCTTTCCCTTGTAGTTTAGATGCTGATAGGTTCATGCTATTACCTCCTTCATAACACCTTCAAGCCATATGTTCTTCTCCTCCCTGCACTTATGAAGAGTCTTACGAACTGTTCTGAAGGTGAATAGGGTTTCATCTTGTTCTGCTACCCTTCTTGCTGAGATTGAGAAGATATACTCTACATAGGCCTCTTTCATAATCTGATTATACCGATCAATAAAAGTTTCCTTTGCACCATGATCTTTGGCAAAGGAGTTAAGGACTCTTCGTCTGGTACGATTAACCTTCTTTGCCTCCAATTTCAATGCAGCCACTCTCGTCCTCTTTACTGCCCTTCTTTCTTCCTGAGTCTGGTTCTGAGTCTCCATTGTGTTACCTCCAATGTTTATTTATGTTTCATGTGACTTATGTATACATAATACCATAAAAATCATGAGTTGTCAAGGCAAACATCTTTGTCTGTGTCAACAGAGTTGAGGACACTTTCTATCTGTCTTAGCTTATCTTCAGACACTTCTACTGTGCTCATAGGCATAGGTGACAGCTCAGACAACATATTCTCTTTTGCAAATGCCTGTGCTGCACGCCTTCTGTTAATAAGACCCTTCCCGCCAACTGTTATATTCAGATAGTTAAGGGCTTCTTCTTCTGTAAGGATACGGAAATCCTCTTTCTCAGACATAGATGCCATCTGTACCTCACAGATGAAACTTATGGCTTCACTGCGACTGCCAAAGGCAACTCCATTTCGCTTCTTTTGATAGTAGAGCATCAGACTCGCGAGTGTTGTGAGACCAATACGCCCCTCAATGACGATAGTTTTAGACATTATCTACGACCTCCATGATGTATATTGTAATACCATTATACCATGCCTATGAAGGTTTGTCAAGATGTTCTTTTGTGGATATGTGTGACTTATCTAACTTCTTACACCATTTGTTAAAACATCTTATACATAGATGCCTTTTGTTATATAAGTCACAGACATAGGCAGTTCTGCCACACTGTACTGTACCATCTTTACCCATATTATTAGTTAGATGAATGACTCTTTCACACGTAGGCATGTCCTTTTACCTCCTTATTCTGCCTGTTTGTGCATAGTATCCACTCTCACGAACATAGCATATACACATAGGAGATGTAAAGTCTCCATTATGTGCAGCCTTATCCTATCCTTCTTCCTTCATGAGGGTAGTCTCAAGCGTCTCACAACGCTGCTGAAGTCGTGTATTCTCTTCCTTTAAGGCAACGTTCTCTGCAATGAGGCTTCTTACAGAGATAGTTGTCTTATGCCCACGGCCCCTGTTAAGACCTCTTATGATGTCTTCCGTCAAGCAGATAATGCCTTCATCTATGTTGTCTACAGGCATCACTTTAAAGGCAGCTCCTACAGTGGCAATGAGGATATTCATGCTCTCATTCACTGCAGCCACTGGCCCTTTGTTTATGGCCCTCTCAAGGGAGTCCGCAAGATACTTTCCTGCTGAGACTTTTCTACTTACTACATTTAATAGTGCCTCCATCTCCTTCATCTTCTCCTGCACTTCTGTTGCCGTCATTGCTTTCTTTGTACCTTCTGTCATATCCATAGGTAAATCCTCCTTTGTTTGTTTTAAGTCATGATATATTTTATCATGACTATTGTTGACTGTTGATGATATTAGCATCTGTCATAATGACTTCACTCTCCTTATCCTTTACACTTCTAGTAATACTATGAGTTCACGTATTCTCATCGTACTACCTCTTATTAATGATTAACTTTTCCCCATACCTTCTTTTCTGCGTCTCTCTTTATCTTCTCTACTTTAGAGAATTGTTTGAGAAACGCAGTACTTGGCTTTTCAGACTGCTTTGGCCTTAGTCTAACTAATACGTCAATAGCATCTCCAATCCTCTTTTCATTAATCTCTATTACCCAAAGATCAATCTTATCTTGCTCACTTTCTTCTGTCCAGATGGCTATTAATTCTTCCCCTACAAGAATAGGAGTTCCCCTTTCTACTCCTGGCCAGTAGCCACGTTTTGCCTCTTTCATGTATATCACCTCCTTTTATATAACATCATACCACATTTTCGTATAGTTGTCAAGGCAAACATTATCACCTGTCCAACATAGTCACACTCCGCAGTATGCGTAAGTATGCCTTCCATCCACCTAACAGACGCAGTTGACATAATAAGACAATGTGTAGTGCTGATTGTATTCTCATCATAGGCCTCCTTTCTGTTTAGTCATATCACGGACGTTAGTCCGTTGTAGGCAATCGTAGGTTGTAGGCATACCACCATCCCCATACCATTATATCATGACTGGTATATAGGCATACGTGTTAGTGTATGTATGCGTCTGTGTATGTGTAAGTGTACATATGTATCTATCCATATACTATCTTCTTTCTTCTATTATATATCTCTATATATATAGTAGAAAATTGTCTACAAACAGAAGAATACCCCTATGTGCATAGACATACATATACCTACATAGACATATACACCGAAGTCATGATAAACCCATCCATGGATGCCCCCATGCCTA